AAGGAGTACAAGCTATGCGCGTAGGTGGATTCACATTAATGGACAGCGGCTACGGCCTGTCCGTCACAGAGTATGAAGCAGGTTGGTCGTTCTGGTTACAGGGCGACGACGCTCAACAGTTCCGCGAGGAGTGGGAAGCGTATCAACTAGGTGTCGGGAATAACTTCCGGCACTTCCTTTCAACACACGACTACGACACACTGTTCCAATAGGAGGCGAACATGACACAGAAACCAATGTGGGAATGGGATCACAACGAGATCCGCGACTACTACGACCAGAATCCAGACCTCTCAATCCTGACATACGCGGGTATGCTAGGACTGAGCGGAGGTGAACTGAAGGACATCCTGATGACAGACGGCAACGTCTACGACAAAGAGGAAGCGGATATCGCTGACCTGATGTTCAAGTAAACTGAAGGGGGCTTCGGCTCCCTTCTTCAACTACTATCATAATGTGTGCCGCGCGTGGCGCGGTCACTTGCGCGTAATGACGCGCTAAGAAAAATGAGTCGCTTGCGCGACACATGATTAGTGGTGCTCGGTCCTTCGTCCCTCGCCCAGGAAAAATGCGCGCGTGGGGCCGCAGGGCTAAGGCTCGATGCCCAAGACACGCGCCGCGTGGGGCCGCAGGGCCTCAACCGCCTCCTTCACGCTCCGATATTCGTGGCCCTCGGTCCCATTTACTCCTTTTTCAAGTAAATCAGGCCCTTTTTCTCCTCCAAACGAATAAACCAACCCAGAAGAGGGCGCCTTTACCAAGAAAAAACTCGCCCCACCTCGCGCGTAATATGCCATATGCCACGCGATTTGATGAGGTGATATTAAAACTGCGTTACTTTTGGCTACTTTCAATTCTATCCAAAAGGGTATACCATCGGCAACAACGTGTACATCAGGTACACCGCCGCCGTGCTTGTTCTCAATTCGGGTTGCGAACCACTTCTTCGGTAGTGTGTTCCTGATCGTGTTCCAAAAGTTCGCCTCGGGTCCCTTGCTCATCTGGGGTCACATCCTTGTAATCTGCCTCAATCTGAAATGCTTGCGGGTATTGTTTTTGCAGCGCAGCAAGCCGTGCGGTGATCTCATCCCTCGATAGCTGATCGATGGTGTTGATGGTTTCGCGCCTGTCGATGGTCAAACCACCCAAGGCCGAGCGGATTTTCTCCGCGTTGATAGCTGCCGAGAACTGTCCCGCCTCCTCTGCACCAAGTGAAAGTTTGTGCAACCGCTCAAGCTGCCCTATCTGGGTCACGCCGTACCGCCGCTCCCGCTCCTCGCGCAACTCCTGTATATACTCCAGAACGTGAGGGTAGTCCCGACCATTCAAAAGAACTGACGCTTGCTTGGATGCCAGATCAGGAGCATACCCCGCCTTACGAGCGCACTCCGCGTTGCTATAGATGCCTTCGACAACGTGCTGTGCAAATGTCATCTGCCGATTAGTGAGCTGCCGACCGTATTCTTCTTCAATCTTTTTCTTGATGGATGCCATGCGAACCTCCGCTTCTGGCAACAACGATACAACAAGCAAACACTCGTTTCAACCGAGCAGATGATTACAAAAGTGTAATCAATAGATGTAATTACACCCCTTTTGAAAGACCAAAGTGTAATCATTTTAGAGGTGGCAACAAGCAAGCAACATGTAGATACCAGAGTTTTGCCGAGAGAAGTGTAATCATTTACCCCCCTTTTGTAATCAGGTGTAATCATTCGCAACTATATAAATAAGGGGTTGTTTACGCTGTTTACGGTGAATACGCTTCAAAAAAAATATTTTTAGGCAGTTTAGAAATCTCACTGAAAACACACTATAAGGTAATTTCGTAAAAAAACTGTTTGACTCTCCTTCCCTGTTGTGGTTAGTCTACAAGTATTCAACAACTACGCTAATACGGAGATTATCATGGCATATAATGGTTGGACTAATAAAGAAACGTGGCTCGTGAACCTATGGATCGGCGACAGCTTGACCATGGACCAAGAATCGGGGTTCGAGGTTACTGCTGATTACATCGAGCAGTTGGTGGACGATATGGTCTGTGAGTCGATGGCCTCGCACAATGGTTTGATTGCTGACTTACTGAACTGCGCCTTGGGTGAGATCGATTATCAAGAGATAGCGGATCATTATGACGAGGAGGTAATTGAGGATGCTTAAAGTTTACACACTTGTAGATGTGGAGTGCGGTAGTGAGTACCGCATGACGCTGCCTATGATCCTTGAATATATTAACGAGGGTCGCGGCCCTAAGTGGGAAGAGTACGACGAAACAGATTGGCGCGAAGGTTTAGCCGAGTTCACAACATTGGAGGTTCAAGATGCCTAATCATTGTTATCAGCAAGTAGAGATTTATGGTCCAAGGTTCTTGGTCAAAGAACTGTATGATCATCTAACCAAGGCTGACCCAGAGTTTTGCCAAGTGATCAAGCCTATGCCTTTTGAGCAGTGGCTTGCGCCGAAGACCAAGCTCATGGGTTATGAGGTGTCAGGTTGGTATGACTGGCGTGTTACGAACTGGGGCACGAAGTGGGACGTTGTGGATGTTGAGATGACGCAGTCTCTTTTGCTTCACGATGACGAGGAGGACCAAGATCCGAGCGGCATGAACGCGTCGTTCTCGTTCAACTGTTGGACGGCGTGGTCTCCGCCTGTCCCTGTTTGGGATAAGCTGCATGAGATGGGTATCAGCGTTGACGCTGACTATCAGGACGAGGGGATGATGTTCGAGGGCCGTTATGTAAATGGCGAGGACAAGTGTTGGGAACCAGACTTAGACGAGGAGGACGCGTAATGGACATGCAGAAGTATTACAGCCAGTTGGTTGGCGCGAAGATTATTGGGTTTCGGTTTGTTGAGGACGAGTATGCGTTGGAGCCGTTCCCTGTGTTTACGTTGCGGTTGGGCGGACAGACTGTTGAGATGTCTTTGTCGATGGACGAAGAGGGCAACGGCGGTGGGTTCGCGTTTATTGAGGAGTATCAGTATGCATAAGCTACCGATGTACCAAGAACAGTTGGAGAATTTTATCTACCACCACATTCACGCGTGGGCGCAGGACTACGTCGAACAGAACAAGGATGATTATCCTGATGTGAATTTGTACGAGAGCATGGAGTCTGAGTACAATACGTTTGTGTCTGATTTGTCTGAGCGGTTCTTTTATGAAGTGTTGCGTAGATTTGACGAGGAGGCAGCGCAATGAAGTGTTGCAAGTGTGATGAGGAGGCGTGTGTCACGCATCATGAGATGTGGTGGTGTGCGCAGTGTTGGATGGATGCGTATGCGAGGGTGAGACGATGGGTAAGATGAAGGATTTGTTGATGGAGTTGCAAGAGACGCCAATCATGGTGCCGTGCCCTGATTGTCATGGGTATTGCACTGTTGAGGTTGAGTTCGCTCGACCTCACGGCCCTGACCGTGACGTTGGGTACTTGGACACGAGGACCGAGGTCTGTGAAACGTGCAGCGGTGATGGTGAGTTCGAGCGGCTGTGTGATTGCGGTGCGCCTGTGACTATGATCATGGGCCAAGATGCGGAGGTATGTATGGAGTGTGCGGATGTTTAAGAAGCCAATGCAGTGGGTCGAAAACGCTTCGATCACAGCCACGGTTAAGAACTACCAAAGCAAAATGAACAGCGGAAGTTCGATTGGTGGTAAACTAGATGATACTTTACCTGCATCCAACCGCAAGGAGCGGAGGATCATGGAGAGTTGGAAAAGGAAAAAGAAATGATTTATTACTACACAGCGTTGGTGATTAGCTACAGCATGGATGCGGAGACTGTGACCAAGTCTTTTGTTTGGTATGACCGAGAGCGTCATTGTCGGGAGGTTTTGGATGCGGGGTTAGCGGATCCAGTATATACTCAGTTGTATGAATTGTATGAGGACACGATGATGACGTGTGTTGTGTCGGATCAGGTGTCGTATGTATTGAAACCAAAACTTAGACCAGAGGGAGAGCCATGGGCGACGAAGCGTTAAACCCTGCGCAGCAAGCGGAGTATCGTTTTCTAAAGAATGAAGTAAACAAATACGAAGAGGAAGCAAACAGAACAGATATGCATCCGAACGTCCAACAAGATTTGTGGAGAGCGCGGATGGAACTAAAGAAGTTTGTAAGTGATCTTCGAAAGACAGGTGTAAACATATGAACCGCGAAGCATACGAGGAACTGTATCGAGAAGCATGGATCAAGCAGAATATTATTGACAGGGAGAAGAACAAGCGGCTGCGGGAGCCAGTGATCGATTACCATAAGGCGCGAGAGAATGGTCTGAAGGGCGGTCGTCCGAGGCCCGAGGGCCACGAGCCGAAGAGCTTGAAGCCGTTGTCTGAGAAGGCAAGGATGGTTAATCGTATGTTGTGTATGGGGATGAAGGTTCGAGAGATCGGCGCGGTCATGGGAGTAAGTCACCAATCGATAACGGATATGAAACATAGATATGGATTACCAAGACATGAAGAGGCTAGAGCTGATCAGTGACATCATCAAGGATTTGCAGAAGCAAGTCGATGACATCGAGTGGGAGAACCACCGAGACCCGAGGATCGAGAGCCTCGTACAGAAGTTGAATTACTACAAGAACAAGCATGAACAAGGAGAAATATATGAGCCACGTTTTTGACATCAACACCACCCGCCGCCAACAGATACTTGTTGAATACTTGACCCCTGCTGGCAGTGGGTTTGCAGTTACTCCACAAGGAGAACAGGTATTTCTGAACAAGCGGCTGGTTGACGCGATGAAAGTGAGCGAGGGGGACGTATATGACGCGTACTTGCTGCCGAATTACCCTGACAAGCAAGCGCAGATACCGTGGAGGGCGATGCGTGTGGAGCCTGTGCCGTTTGAGGACCGCCCTGCTTGCATTAAGAAGATGAAGGCACAGCCTACACAGCGTGGGGCCGCAAGGCGTGACATTGCCTTCGCTATCAAAGAGGGTGGACGGAACTATCCATACACCGTCGAGAACCTTGCGGAGGAGACTGGGCTGCACCCAGAGGACGTTGCATACGAGTTGGAGAACTGTCCTGAGTACTTCGTAAAAGTCGAAGCGTACATGTTGATAGCGGACCCTAAGTGAGGTATAAGCAGTCAACAGCTAAGGAGTAAGCAATGGCTAAGAAGACAACAAAGAAGCAAGACACGCGCAAGTTCTGCAATGTGGCGTTGCTTCCAGAGGATCACGAAATGCTTCGAAAGATGGCGGAAGAGGATCAGCGGACCATGACGCGACAACTTTCGGTCATTATAAGAAAAGAGTTTGCAGAAATGACAGAACTTGTTAAGATATAAGCACTGCGAGTGGGATTCCGATGCTCCATGTCCGCCCACTCATTGCCTCATTGAACTAGCCCCGCTATTTGCGGGGCTTCTTTTTTCGTGGTTGGTAGCCTCTGGGTTTGGCGTAGCCTCGAACATCGGAAGCCTTACTTGCACCTCTGGGTGTTAGGCCCCTGAAGAAAGCCTCGGCTACCTCTTGGCTTAGACCGGTCATTTCCATCAGTTCTTTGGCTTGGGTTTTGGCGGAGGCGTATCCGGTCGCTTTCTCCACCATCAGTTCGGTTATTTTTTCGGCGTCAAAGTCAGCCATTCTCTTGCTTCCTCTCCAAGAACTTTTGCTCCGATGTCGATCTTGTTGCGAAGAGCTTCGACGATCTTCTCGTCTATCGTGCCTTCAGAGATCAGATCGATGTAAGTCACGTTATTCTTCTGTCCGATACGATGCGCCCGATCTTCTGATTGGATGCGGGTTTCGAGGTTGAAGTCATTGGCATAGTACACCACGAGGTTTGCTTCGGTCAACGTCAAGCCGTACCCTGCGGTGGCGGGGTTGCCCACGAAGAACCGCAGCTTGGATCCCTGTTGGAAATCCTTGACGATTTTGTTTCGCTCTTCGTCGGAGGTGTCGCCGTAGTATGCGGCAGCGCATCCCTCTCCGAACTCTTTGTTGAGCATGTTGGTGATTTGTATGATGTCGTATCGGAAGCGGGACCAGATAATGGCTTTGCCGTCGTGCTCTTCGATGATCTCCTTCAAGGCTTCCATGCGGTTGGACTTGAAGTATCGCATCTCACCATCGTCGGTCTTCAGATGCCCTGACATAACCTGTTGGATGCGCAGCATCTGCGTGATTACGGCGGGGGCCGAGACCATCTCCCCATCCTCGAACAGAAGCATGGCCTGTTCCTGTAGACGCTTGTACATGTTGCGCTGTTCGTCCGTCAGCGTGACGTATCGAGCGGTGTAAATCTTATCGGGAAGATCGAGGCAATCTTTCTTGAGTACGCGATATGAGAACTGGTCGATGCGCTCGGTCAGTTCGTCCAAGTTCCGATAACCGAGGACCTGTTGGAAAGAGTGTGCGCCCATGGTCCGACGTTGCAGCACAGCGTACCGCCCCTGAAAGGCGTAGAAGCTGTCGTAACCCAGAAGACCTTTGCTCAGGAACTCTGTTTGGGCATAGATATCGAGCGGACTTTTTGTAATTGGAGAGCCTGTCAAGAGTCTTCTGTACTTGAAGTTTGTGGCTATTTTCATTAGTGCTTTTGTGCGCTTGGCCTTATGGTTCTTAATGGTGGTTGACTCATCGATGGCGATCAGGCCCTTGGCCCCAAGCGCACGAGACATCCAGTCTCCTGCCTTCTGTCCTTTTAGTGAAGAGAACGCCTCGATGTTCATGACGAAGATCGTCAGGCCGTCGAACTTATCTTTGACAGAGCGCATTTCTTCTTGCTGTTTCTTGTTTGGTGAAGCGACCCACCGAATCACACGGTGCGGCACATCATCTGACATATGTTCTGGGATTTCTTTTGCTACCCAGTTGCGGTACACGCCCTTGGGAGCGAGGACCAAGGCAAAATCAATCTGCCCATCGAGGTACAACATGCCGATGTTGTCGATCAGAACCTTTGATTTCCCTGTCCCCATCTCCATGAAGTAACCAAATTCTTTGCGTTGCATACCGTTGCGTAGCGCAGCAAGCTGATGCTCGAACGGTTTTAGTTTAAAATTATACTTGACAGTCATCATATACCTCCAGTAGAGTCCACCTTACGGATGGCAAAATAATTTGTCAACCAACCTTAACCTGAAGAGGATGGAACTTATGAGTGACATATTTGACGACATATTCGATGAAGGCGATGCACTCGCCAGTGTCGATACAGGAACGGGGAAAGCACTAAGCTCCTTGGTCCGAGAACTTCGCAGCGTCGAGAAAGAGATCGAGGATGCGGAGGCCCACCTAAAATACTTGAAGCAGCAGAAGCACAAGTTGTCGGTGGAGAACATCCCTGCGTTGATGGATGAGATGGGTGTTGAGCGTCTTGATGTGGACGGTTTGACCGTATCACGCAAGATGATTGTGCATGCATCTATTCCTGCGGATCGCAAGGATGAAGCGTTTGCTTGGCTGCGCGATAATAACTTGGATGACATCATCAAGAATGATGTGACCTGTTCGTTTGGTAAAGGCGAGGACAATGTTGCGGGGGATGTCGTTGGCATTCTTCAGGAGCGTGGCTTCGATCCCAAGACCAAGACGCACGTTCATCCGTCCACACTCAAGGCGTTCGTGAAGGAGCGCGTGACGGACGGTAAACCAATCGACCTCGACATGTTCGGGGCATTCATTGCAAACGCGGCAGAAATCAAGAGGAAAGCATAATGGCAAACGCAGTAGCAACAAAGAAAAATGCAGAGTTAAGCACAGATGTCATGGACGACATCTTAGAGTTCGCGGGTGATGGCGCGGCGTTCGACAGTTCGGAGATGCAAATCCCGTTCGTTCGGGTGCTTCAAGCGTTGTCTCCACAGTTGAGCAAGAAGAAAGCTGAGTACATCGATGGTGCTTCGGCGGGGGACTTGTTCAATACTGTGACGAACCAGTACTGGGATGGCGAGGAAGGCGTGGTATTGATCCCATGTTTCCAGACTACCAAGTATCTGGAGTTCACACCTCGTGAACAGGGCGGTGGTTTCCGTGGTGAAATTCCTGCCAACGATCCGATCCTAACACGCACCACGCGTAGTGGGTCGAAAGAGGTACTGCCAACGGGCAATGAACTGGTTAAGTCTGACCAACACTATTGCCTAGTGGTGGACGAGGATGGGTCATTCCAACCTGTCGTCGTCGATATGAAATCAACGCAGCTAAAAGTTAGCCGCCGTTGGAAAACACAGATTGCTATGCAGAAGGTGAAGCACCCGAAGACTGGGCAGATGATCACACCACCTGTATACGCAACCCAGTGGAAGTTGACCACGATTGAGGAAAGCAATGACCAAGGTTCGTGGGCCAACTACACTATTGAGAAGGTCGGGTTGGTAGACAATCGCGATCTATTGCTCGAAGCCAAGGCGTTCCGTGAGAGCGTTGCGGCGGGTGAGGTTAAGGCTGCTAAGGATCCAGAACACTCTTCTGGTATGGATGAAGATATCCCGTTCTAAGCAGTCTTGGGGGTTGACGTTTTGTGTGACCGAGTCCGGGCCGCGTCCGATGTCTTCCCCCACCTTTAACCTCAACAGGAGCCAAGCATGTCATTAGCACAAAGAATGCTTGCGGCCTTCGAAGGTTCGAAGGTTGCACACGGTACGACTACGGTTGGAAAGACGAACCGCAAGGGTAAAGCCGAGGGGTTTAGTCAGATCGTACGCGAACCGCTGACAGAACAGATCATGCAGGGGCATATTGACGGCAAGCAGGGTATCGGAGCGATCCCAATCAACGAAGAAAACAAATGCAAGTGGGGCGCGTTGGACATCGATGTATACGATCTCGATCACAACAAACTCCAAGCGCATATTCAGAAGTTAGAACTTCCGTTATTACATTGCCGATCCAAGTCAGGCGGTGCTCACCTATATCTGTTTCTAAAAGAATACGAACCTGCGTCCGTGGTCCGAGAATATTTGGCGGAGATGTCCGCAGCGTTGGGCCACTCGGGATGCGAGGTGTTCCCAAAACAAGATACGATCCTATCAGATCGTGGGGATGTAGGGAACTTTATCAATCTGCCTTACTTCAATGCAGAGTTACCGCAGCGTTATTGTTTTAACGAGGGCGTGGAGGCCATGGAACTTGACGAGTTCATGGACAGCATTGAAACCAAGACGGTCATGCTGTCGGACTTGGAGAAGGTGAAGAGCAAACGGAAGCGCGTTTGGTTTTCGGATGGGCCTCCCTGCATGGAGAACCTCTTCCGTGATGGCAAGAACTCTGATGATCGGAACAAGAAGCTGTTCATGGCAGGGGTGTACTGTCGCCTGAAACATCCTGACGATTGGGTCAGAGAGTTTGAGACCATGAACCACCAGTTGTTCGAGCCACCTCTGGAAGCCAAGGAAGTCGTGGGCTTGCAGAACAGCTTGGGCAAGAAGGAGTACCACTACACTTGTGAGCAGGAGCCGTTCAAAAGTTTCTGTGACAAAGAGAAGTGTATGTCACGCAAGTATGGCATCGGGGACGAGGACTATGTGGCTGTAGAGGTCAGCGGTCTATTGATCCAACTGTCGGAGCCACGCTTGTACTTTCTGACTGTGGCGGGGAAGCGGGTGCAGTTGAATACTGAGCAGCTTCAGACGCAGAACCTATTTCAGAGGGCATGCATCGACCAGATACAGGTTGCTCCTCCGATCCTGTCTGCGCGTATGTGGCAGAGCCAATTACGCAAGCTGCTGAACGAAGCCACGACACAGGACGTTCCAGAAGAACTGACTTTGACAGGGGAGTTTAAAGAACTGCTCAAGGTTTACTGCACAAGCAAGATCCGTGCGATGCACCCAGAGGAGATGTTGGCAGGTAAGCCATGGACCGATAACCAAGGATATACGTCCTTTACGATTGCGGGTCTGATGGATTTCTTGGCTGCTCGACGCTTCAAGGCGTTCACTCGTGCGCAAGTGCAGGAGGTTTTGAAAGATATGAATAATGGGCAGAAGTGTCATGGACACAAGAACGTCAACAAAGCCGATGGATCAAGGACCACGGTGCGCGTTTGGTGGGTGCCAGCGTTTGAAAACATGGAAGTGAGCCTTCCGATAAAGGAGATCGAGAATGACATCCCATTCTAAAATGATGAAAGCAAAAGATATAGCGGAATGGCTCGGGGTATCTGAGTCCGCGATCTACAAGTGGGTGAGCGATGGAGAGTTTCCAAAGCCGTACAAGTTAGGCAATGGGGACGCAAGACGCTCCGCCAGTCGGTGGGATCGTGATGAAATTAAACAATGGTTGGAGGAACGTCGTGATACCTAATGCAACATTGATCCTGGGACCCCCAGGCTGCGGTAAAACCTATACGCTGATCGAGCGTGTGCAAGAGAAGCTAGAGCAGGGGGTTCATCCCTCGCGCATAGGCGTGGTGTCGTTTACTACGAAGGCGATTGGCGAGTTCGTTGAACGAGCCTGTGCCAAGTTCAACCTGACGCGCAACGACTTCCCACACTTCCGCACGTTGCATGCCACGGGCTACCATGGCTTGGGGCTGCAACGCGGTGATGTCATGGACTTCGAGGACTACAAAAAACTCGGGGAAATTTTGGGCCTACTCTTTCAGAACGCGGATTCGACATCGGTGGATGATGGTGTCCCTATTCCTGCGGTCCATGGATCGGGGTCCAAGTATCTCCAGTTGGTGATGAAGTCCACCTATCGAGAGAAGGATTTGGAATACGAATACAACTACGAAGAAGACTACTCACTAGATTACTCGAAACTTGTACAAGTCAAAGCACAGCTAGAAGAATACAAATCAAAGACACACAAGAATGATTTCGCGGACATGATCGCCAAGTACATTGAGATCGTTGAGCCTCCGTACCTCGACCTGTTGATTGTTGACGAAGCGCAAGACTTGACGCCTCTCCAGTGGACGATGGTTGAGAAGATGGCAAAGAATGCTGAACAAGTTTTGATCGCAGGGGATGATGATCAGGCTATCCACCGTTGGACCTCTGTGGACATCGAGAGGTTCAAGGAAAGCGCAGAGGCTATAGAGGTACTCAATCAGTCCTACCGCTTACCACGGAGCGTCTGGAGCCTCGCTATGCGTATCTCCAAGCGGATACCAGAGCGGTTAGAGAAAGAGTTCTTTCCGCGCGAGGAAGAGGGCAGCGTCACGACAGTGGGGTCTATGTCCCACATGCCCTTGGAGCACGGATCGTGGACCATCATGGCGCGGATCAACGGTTACGTTGGGGACATCGCCAAGTGGTTGGAGGAGCAAGGTTATTTCTACAGTCGGCGGGGCCACCCATCGATCAGCCGGAACAAGACCGAGACCATGGCTACATGGATTGATTTGCAGGAAGGCAAGAGCTTGGGTCTGGGACGGATACAGAAGTTCTATGAGAACGTACCCAAGGCAGGTAAGGGTG